GATCGGGATGAGAGAACAGATAGTTCTCTACGGGATGTTGGAAGTCGAATACGATAATAACCTTCTTCTCAAAGAACCCCATCAGATCCATTCCGAAACAGGGTAGATTCTCACCCGTTTTTGGATATATGATGTTATTGTAGATTGAAGATTTTTCGTTCCAAATATCAACCTCCCGTGATTTGGCAATGTACTCGTTATTGTAGACCTTGGCACGGAGGGAGGTGCCTTTGCCCTCCCAGTCTGCCCAGTCTGCAATGTTTTCGAGATCAGGGAAGGTTTCCCACAGTACCTTCTTCCAGTTTTTCCACAGGTCCATTGTCTTCTCCAAAATTTACGTCAGCGTCAACCTTGTCATACAGTTCCATAAAGGACTGTTTAGTTTCATCATCAAATCGATTCAAACAAACTTGAATAGCTTTTGCTTTGTCCTCAAAGATACTGTATGCATGAGCAATGTGTACCAGACGACGGGTAGAGATAATCTCTTCAACACCACCATCATAGAAGGTCTTGCGGATGATGTCTGCCCAGTCACAAAGACGGGAAACAAAGTTGTCATCATTACAAATCTTGCTAAGAATCTTTGCTTCGGTGGCGGGAGTAGGATACTCCTGTTCAAAGGTTACAGGGAAACGTTCTAGGAAGGCTTCGTTGAGCACGTTAGTTCCAATGAATCGGCCATCGTCGGAACCTTTGCCTTTAGTATTTGCGGTTGCGAATACGTTGAAACCGTTTGCTGGCGCAACCCATTGGCCAATTTTCTTGAGGAAAACTCCTTTCCCTTCAAGAATTGACTGAAGGCAGAGAATTTTGTTTGAGGCAAGGTCAATTTCGTCAAGGAGCAGGATAGCACCTCGCTGGAGGGCTTCAATGACTGGGCCATTGTGCCAGACGGTTTCGCCATTAACAAGACGGAAACCGCCAATAAGATCATCCTCATCAGTTTCAATAGTAATGTTTACCCGAATGAGTTCCCGACCCAACTGAGCACAGGCTTGTTCGACCGAGAACGTTTTACCATTACCCGACAAACCCGTAATGAACGTTGGATAGAACAGTCGTGATTGAATAATTTTGCGAATGTCACCAAAATTACCAAACTTAACGAAGGAATCATCTTTCGTGGGGATAAGGTTTTGCTCAATAGGGGGGACAACTGCAGGTGCAACCACTGCAGTTTCAAGTTGTTGACGAGCCTCCTGAACCGTCAGGTTCCACTTGCCACGACCAGTCTTGTAGTTATCCAGTTTGTTGGTCACCGTGGGATAAGAAACACCAGTAGAAGCGCAGTATGCACGAACATCTGCAGCCGAGATAGTATTTCCGTAAAGATCACGGAGAGAATTGATCAGGGAGTCTGCGTTCACGCGGGCGGTCATTTGTAACCTCATTGGTATGTATACATTATAATGCGTAAAACCCCCTAGGCAATGGGGGTTTGTGCCAGTTTCAAGACTGATTACGCAATCAGTTGGACGAATTCACCGAGAACTTTTTTGTTCATCTTCTTACTAGAGAGAGACTTCTTGAAAGCAGATCGGATCTGAGCTTTAGTTGCATCTTCTTTCACTTCAAACTCAGAGTCATTCGAAAGAGCACTGCTGGATAGTCCAAAGTATGCATGATATCCAACATCAGAAAGAACAAAAGACTTATTCTTCCTATAGGTTTCAATGATTTTATCAGAAACTGAAGTGTTGTGATCGCAGTATCGACGAATAAAACTATTAGCATCACGAGAAGCAAGAAGTCGGATACCAATAAAATTAGTATTGGGGAACCTGCTTCGCACTTGATTCAAAATAGATTCAGTAACACCTTGAAAATCCGATTTAATCTTAATGATAACTCCCGATTTCCTATCTCGAACGTAGTGCCAACCACCGTGACAGCTACGGACACCGATGTAAGACTCCTCTTGATTATTACGGCAGGGAATTTCTTTATTGTATTTGGTAATACAAGCTTCACCATCGGTCAGAATAATAGTCTGTACCTTTTCGACCCCAGTCTTTTTCTTAAACAAAGGAATAATATTGTTCAGAGAAAGAACAGCTTCATTCAAAGGAGTTCCAGACAACCCAAGACGAGCAGGATATTGGAAAGCACAGTGATACCTTTCCCTATGATCCATAGAAGAAGCGAGTCGATATAGATTCTTCATCTGCATCTCAAGAACATTACCCCTGACATTACTAGAAAGAATGTTCATCATACTGAAGGTGGGGTCAATATAAAACTCTCCACACTTTCGTTCGCCAGGATAGTCAAGAGAATCCTCATAGTTCCTATACTTCCACTCATTAGTAAAAGCATAGACATCAAAGGGGATACTCACTTTTCGACAGAACCAGACCAAGTTATAAAGTTGTTTGATGGTATCCAGAAGAACCTCGGACATCGATCCAGACCAATCAAGGACAAAAACAAGTCCATGATTCTTACCGTCGGCTACAGTGGTTACCTTTTTGAACAGGTCTTCATTGTATTTGTAAGTATGGAGTTTAGAACAGTCAAGGACTCCAGTCCGAGATACAGAAGAACGAGCATAAGCACTAGCAGACTTTCTGCACTCAAACTCCTTGACGAGGTATCCGACTTCTCTTTGTGCATTTTTCTTAAATTTTGCGTACCCAGTGTCTACGTAATCAAAAACTTGATCACCATTTTCTACGTCGGAAAAAATCTTTACAATATTCTGATAGTACTCAGTTAGATACTCATGAATTTCAGAGTTCTTAGCAACAATAGCATCAAGATCAATATCAGGAATTTCAATATACTCGGGTTCACGTTTGCCGAGATTATCTTCATTGTTTAGGTCTTCGATGGATTCCTCAAGATTCTTGTCAGTGATAGTCTCAAAGGTATCACCGCCCACAGGATTTTCGTTGGTCTTAGAAGAAACCTCACTGTCCCCAGACTGTTGTGGTTTGGAAGATCCTTGATCATTATCTACATTATCAGAAGACTCAACTTTGTCAGAGTCACCCTCCTGAGACTTGTAGTTTGGTTTTGCCTGTTCTTTTTCTGGCGTAGAAGGAACTTCCTGTTCTTCGGATTGTTTCTTCAGATAATCATAGACCTCCTGAGAGAGATCAAGAACCTGATTGAAAGACTCACATGTCTGGGCTTTCTTAACATAAACCATCTCCTCATCAGAAAAGGGGATGGAAACAAAGTTGCCGATCTTATAATGGAGATTGATACGATCAACTAGTGACAGAAGATCAATCTGCTCATCTTCGATACCAAAGAAGTCTTCCTGAGAAAGCTCATTGTATCCGTTGTAGAACGTCTTAGAAAGTCCTGCAAACTTTTGCTTCATCTTACGTTCAACACGAACGTCTTCAAAGATATTGACAAAGTTCTGAGGAACTTCTGGGTGAGTTTTCTTCCAGTTAATATCTGGAGTAAACAGAGCATGTCCAACCTCATGACCCACCAGAAGGTCATATACGGTCCCAGAAGCACGCTCCCAGAGGGGAAGGGTAAGAACCCTGCGATGCACGTCAAACTGCGCCGTAGGGACACTACGGTTCTCGATAGTGAGGTCTTCGGTGGCAAGAAGTTTAGCCAGTTGACCCTTTACTTCGTAGTTGACCATTAGCCTCGTTTCGTATGAAACTAGTATAACCCACAAAGAAGGGAAGAGAATCCCAGGTTAGGACAGTTTGTCAGGCGTACACAGTACTACTAAGATACTCAAATGTCGTAGGCAAAGAAATGACCTGATCATTTAACGATTTGTCAAGTCTCAACCAATCTTCTTTGGCTTTGTTGTAGTAATTTATATCTAAAGACTTATGTCCTTTTTCAGCATTGACCAACGACTTAATGAATCCAGAAGATAATGGACTATAATCATTTCCAACTAAAATAAATGGATTACCACCATTCGATGCTTTGTCCGAATAATTCCTATCTCCAATAGTAGAATCCAAACATCTTTCACAATTACCAGCAGACCAATCATACTCAATCTCATTGGTTACATGATACCAATAATCAGTATCGGATTTCTGAGCAGCAGCGTAGTGCATGTCAATAAAAGTCTTTTGTCCATCCAACTCAGTGGAGACTGCATGGTTGAAGAGTTCCCTATCAAAGGCATTGATTCTATGATTAGAAGAGAAAACCTCAAGAAGTCTAAAAATATTTTCAATAATAGACGCGAGACCAGTTGCTTCTAGTGGTTCAATGAAACCATACGCAAGACCAACAGAAGCAACATTTTTAACCCATCCCTTCTCTCTCCTACCAGTTTTAAAATTGACCACATTAGTAGGAGAGATGCCGTACCTATCAACAAACTCCGATTCAATTTGTTCTTCAGTAGAGAACTTCAAACTATGAACATATCCAACGGACAGACCATCCCAAAGAGGAATCTCCCAGCACCATCCATTGTTCATGGTAACATTATTCGTATAATGTTTTAGTTGTTCTTCTTTATTTGTATAGGGTATTTTCGCCGTGACAACCCTATCATTGATGAGAGTATCAGAATAAGATACGAAAGGAACTTTCATTTCCTCACCAATGAGAAGTGATTTAAATCCCGTACAGTCTACAAAAAGATCAGCATAGTGATCTCCAGTTTGTTCACAAGTTATTCTCTCAATACCTCTAGAGTTTTGATATGAATGAAGATAGATATCATCAACAAACTCAACTCCATTATTAAGACCAACATCATATAAGATCTTGGACAATAGATGAGTATCAAAATGATATGCTGTCAATCTATTAAAGTCCCATCCCTGATCTGTGAGTCTATTCAACTCTGCAAATCTAGAGTAGTCCCGAACGAATCTAGCAAACTGATCTTTCTTCACCTCATCAGGAAAGAGATCCATCATCACGAAAAAATCTGACAGTTCATTCCCACTCAGATCTCCAAAAGGATAATAGAAGCTTTCGCCAGGATCACACCAAGACTCAAACCTGACATTAGACTTATAAGTCGCATTGCATTTTGACATCCAATCACGATCATTCAGTTGAAGAAACTGAAAGATATCATTGATTGCTAATTGAGTCGATTCGCCTACACCAATAATACCAATCTTAGATGAGTATATACACTTCACCCGAATATCCAAATTAGAGTTCTTCACATACTGAGAAAGAACCGCAGCGGTCATAAACCCTGCAGTTCCTCCACCCAGAACGCAAATTTTAGAGATATTCATACCACTTTACTAAATCCGTTTACCTTTTCAAAGGATATAATATTTTCAAATTTATCAGTGAGTTCCTGAGTGTTGTGTGAGATCAAGAAGATGTTTGCACCTTTGATTGCATATCTAATTATCTTAGTAAACTCATCAGTTCCTGTGCCGTCAAGAGAACTATCAAAGATCTCATCAAGAATTAAAAGATTGGTCGATGCCGAGTTCTTCATCTTAGAGATGTCTCTCCAAGTGAATAGAAGAGCAAGGTCAATCCTCATCTTCTCGCCCTCGGAGAAGGACTCATAACTAAAGTTCTCGTGAATAGGTGACTTCACATGTTCTTTGAACTCTTCGTCAAGAGTAAAATTAATATAGAAATCCATCATCTGAAGATACTTATTGATGTATTGATTCATCACAGGCAAGTATCTTTTGATGATCTTCGACTTCACACCACTATCCTTCATCAAAGAATGTGCGAAGTTTAGATATGAGATATTTTCCGTATTGGTTGACTTCTGTTTTTCTACAGTTTTTAGATCTCCCTCTAAATTTTTGAGTACGCTTCTTTCAGCATTTCTGTTTTCAATTTGTGAGGTAATTTCTTGAATTTCAGTCTCCAGATCTCTGGACTGTCGTTGGTACTCAGCAATCTTTGTATTGTTTGTTGAAATGTCATAGTTGAGGGACGTGATCTGCTTAGAGAGCTGCAGAAACTTTGTCTCTTTTTTCTGTTCTTCAGTTATAGAAACCTTAAGTTCTTTGTATGCCGAATTAATCTCTTTTACTTTAGACTCAATCTCTCCAATTCTATTTACACGAAACTCTTCTTCAATTTCTTGATCACAGGTGGGACAAACCGTATTATCAGCGAAGAATTTATGTTCATTCGTAATAGTTTGTATCTTTTGTTCCAGTTTTGCCTTAATAGAATTCATCTTCTTCAACGAGGCAGAAGAGGAACTGAAGGATTCAAGTTGCGGTTGATACTCTTCTACAATCTTTTTAGAAAGTTGAGTATTTGTACTCACCAATTCATCGGCAAGATTTAATAGTTCAGATACCTTCGACTCTTTCGATGCGATATTTGCCTTACCTTTCTTATCAAGATTGTCGATGAATTGTTTCTGCATCTCAATCTTTTCTTCCACCATATCTCTCTTGATGGAAAGTTCTCTAATGATTTCGTTAGTGCTTCTAATCCTCTCCTTAAGAAGAGATCCCATACCAGAGAAGATACGAATGTCCAGAAGATCCTCAACAATGTCTCTGCGATTAGCAGCAGACAGTTGCATGAAAGGAACAAACGTTGCAGAACCTAGGATAACAGTCTGAGTAAAAGACTTATAGTTTAGTTTGAGAATATTTTCTTCGAGAGACTTCTGTTGATCTGTCGCTGCAGAAGACTGATCTTGAAGTTTACCATTAACGTGAATCTCAAACCTATTGGGTTTGATGCCACGAACTACCTTGTATTCCTTATTTGAAATATCAAATTCAATCTCAACCAAACAGTCTTTCTCATTGACACTGTTTACGAGTTGAGTCTTACTAATCTTCCTGAAAGGTTTGTTGTAAAGAACAAACGTGAGAGCGTCTAGAATGGTTGACTTTCCAGCACCATTAGATCCAACGATCAGATTAGTATTTGATTTAGTAATATCAATTTCGGTAAATACATTTCCCGTGGAAAGGAAATTACGCCATCTAATCTTCTTGAATATAATCATATGGTGGGAACACTATATCGTCAGGAGATATAATCACATACTTGTAATTATACCTGTTACATGTCTCAATTGCAAGTTCGTCGTCGATCTCGACAACATTTAAATTGAAGTAATCGTCCGCTTCAAGTAACCCTGCATATCTAGAAGCATCATCCTCGTCTTCAAATAAGTATAACGCCTTATCTCCATAATCATCCTCAAGTGCATATGCACCTTCGCCTTCTTTCCCTTCTAGAGATAAGATATACATACTTACTCCATCTCGCACGCTTCCTGATAAACTTCTCGAAGAAGTTGTTTTACCCTGTCTTTTTCTAGTTCAAAATCAGAGTCTTCGATGTATTTATCCAAAAGTGTTAACGTATCTTCAATTTTCTCTCCAGTGAAATCAACCTCAGAATCATTGACTTCTAGGTTCTCAACAATCTTTAGTTCAGCAACATTAGAGAGAAGAAGTTTTTCTACGAACTTATCGTACTTAAGTTGATCGGACTTCTTACGGACAATCAGTTTAACAATCTTACCTTCATAGAGGTGTGCTTTGAACAACTGATGTGGAGTATCCTCATAGTAGATCTTGTCAAACATCGTATAAGGATTCTCAATGAACTCTAGTTCATAAGTTTCCGTATCAAAGATACTAAATCCCCTCTTATCATTGCAGTCATTCCAATACAACTGATAAGGATTGCCCAGATAATAAATCTGACCATCGTTACTACGAGTATGGTAGTGACCAGAAAATACTAGATTGAACTTATCAAAGAAAGACTTATCAATACCGCCAGGTTGTGTGTAACCAGGATACAATGCGAATCCATGAATCTCAAGATGACCAAAAGCAATCTTGGACTTTGACTTTTTAATTTTGGTTTCGGTTTCTTCTTGATTGTCTGCACAGATCCAAGGGATCATGAATGCTTTGAATCCATCGATATCGTGATCACCAGGACTAGAAATAGGAACAATATTGTCGTAGTAATCGAGAAGACAATCGATAGAATTTACTTCATTAGTATTCTTATAATAAGCGTCGTGGTTACCAACCAGTTGCCAGACCTTTACATCTAGATCTCTGAACCGATCGTAAACATGTTTCTTTGCCCAATCAAGAGACCAGTAATCAATGCTCTTGCGATTATCAAACGCATCTCCCATATGGACGCAATGCTTGATCCCTCGCTCCTCTAGAGTGGGGAAGAAAACATTATCATAGAATTGTTGAAAGTAGTCATGAAAAAACTTACTCCCACGGCGTCCACCATAGTGAGTATCAGTAATAATCGCAATCTTCATTATTGATTCATTTTGGACTGGACTGCATCTTTGATGCCATTATACTCGAATGCGTTACCGTAGTCATCATCTACAGTGAAAACTTCATCATAACCAGACTTTTCAATAATCTTGGTTCTGATTTCCATTTGCTTTTTCTCCTTCTGAATACGACGAAGGAAAGCATAGTGAATAATTTGCGTGAAGTAAGCAAATGGATTGGTAGATTTCTCTGGATTAAAATTATGAATATATTGTACGCAGTTCTCAATACCGTCACAAATCATGTCCTCACGGAACATGTAGTTGACAAAGTTTGGTTTGTAAGAAAGGTGAGTGGCAATCTTCAGAAAACACTCTCCAAGGTAATTACTAATTCTTGGTTTAGGTTCACCTGCCGCTTCTGCTGCCTCTACATCTTTTTTGTACTGAACGATTGCATACAAAAATTCTTTATTGTTTACATAGTGTTCAGATCTCTTTCTGGTCTTTCCTGGTGGCATACCATAAGTCCTCATTATTGTTCCTGTTGGTTACAATACTAACACATAAAGATTTTATTTGCAACTTGACACGGCTATCCAAAGCTCATATAATAACTCTGTCAGAGTTCAAAACAATTACTCTTTAGCTTTGCTTTTATAGATCTTTTCTAAGTAAGCTCTTGCTTCTTTAACGGAACTCTTGTAACCCATTCTTTCGGACACCTTTCCTTTATCGGAAGAGGTGGTATTTTTTTGTCTTACAAACTTCATGTAGGAATCAACTACCTCAGATTCTTCACATGCTTCTACAACAGTGATAACTTTGTCCATAGGAACAATGACGATGCCTTCTTTAGAAAGACATCTAATCCAAGGAATCATTCTCAATCCTTCCACTGAACCAAGAGCAACGGTTTCAATTTCAACAGGATCACTTAGAACCAAAACAGTTCTACCATTTTCTTCTACAGGAAGAATCTCAGCAAAGATCTCTTCGCCAGAAATTAATTTTATTGATCCGTAAAATTCTTCTTCCATTAGTTCTTCAGTTTAATTTGGTTAAATTCATAATTAAAGTTTTCTTCGTTATATACTTTGATTCTTTCAATTAAGTGATTGAGAGTGTAGTTCTTTTTGGAATTGTGAGTGCAATCATCTGCAATATCATAAAGCATTGCTTTTGATTTGTTATTTCCTTTTCTTAGAACTCTTCCGATTGATTGTAGATTTCTGATTCTTGATTTACTTGGAGAAGCAAACACTACATTGTGTAAGTTTTTAATATTAATACCAGTTGAGAATGTTCCATATGATGCCACAATGATTGCATCTTCTTCTTTTTCAGTAACTTCTCTAACTAGTTCTCTCTCTTCGGCATCTACACCGCCATGGACATAGAATAGTTTCCTTTCGGATCCAATAGAATTATTTATTAGATCATAAATGACCTGTCCATGAGTCTCCACTCTACTGTATAAAATAAGAGTGTTACCTTTCAGAGATAAAGCAAGGTTCTTGATGAAATTATTTCTCTGTTCATGGGAGATTAGATATTGAATTTCATCCTCATACTTCTCAAACTTCTGTGGTGGATGCTTTAGTAAAAGAACTCTAATGTCCAGTTTGGAAAGGTGACCTTTATCAATAAGATCTTTAGTTTGTGTAATCTTATAACTTGGACCAAATAGTCCTTCTAGAACCCACTTATGTGTTTGTGATCCATCGAGAGTTCCAGTAAATCCATATCTATATTTTGTATCTCTCAACTTGGTCATAATGCCAATGAGTGACTTGGATTTAAACTGGTGTGCTTCATCACCAATAACTACATCAAATCCATCAAAGAACTTTTTATCCAACTTGTAGATTGACTGCCAGGTTGTAATCGTTACAGGATTCTTATTTGTTCTCTCTCTACCAGAGTAAATCTTATGACAGTATTGTTCAGCATTCCAACCATAGTCCTCAAAGTCTTTGAACATTTGTTCTACAAGTGAGGTTGTTGGAACGACAAGTAAAATCTTTTTATCTTGTTCTGTAAAGTATCTGACAATCGAATAGATCATCAGTGATTTTCCAGATGCCGTTGGTGATATTAAGAGTCGTCTGTTGTACCTCAGAGCGTCGTAGACACCCTCCACCTGATAGTCTCGGGGTGAATGTCTAGAGATGGATGTCATGTAGTCCTTAACACCTTCTCTGGACACCATATCGTTATGTTCGAATGGAGTTCCATAGAACTTGTTATCTTCAAATGTAACGGTATACCCAGATTTTTTTGCCCATGCAACAACCTTGTCCAAGAGACCAACGTAGATCTCACCAGTTGCAGTTGAGTATAGACGAATCTTTCCATCCCAATACTTACTTCTGTATTGAGGCATAAATTTTGCACCAGGAACATCAAATGTAAAATGATCAGATAGTTCCTGATTAACGTATGGTTCCGCTTGAATCTTAAGGTATACTTCGTTCTTTTTTGAGATAACTAAATCAGTCATAACCTCTAATAAACCTCTGCCATTCGATAGCATTCTTCACTTGATAAGTCCTATTCAGAATTACCTTGATAATACTTTCCAAATAAGAAAGCATCATGTCGTAGTATTCCATCTTGGTAACACATCTGATGAGTTCATCATCTGCATCAAGATATTTGTCTAGGTCTGCTTTTAAAACCTTGTAATCAAAGGGGTTGTTTATATACACATCTGGGTGTGCCTTACCTGTGTAGTATTCCCACTTTTCTTTTTTTAAAACTTTGTACTTGTTTTCTTGTCCCTTTTTCAGCAACAAAATATTATTAAAGATCTTATAATATTTCGCATGAAGCGAAGGGATTTTAGTTGATTCGGTATGCAATTCATCATTATCAATCTTTGAGTCTTTCTCCCAAAGTTCTTGAATCATCTCAAGATTCATACACCAAACTCTCCACGTTGAAAATAGTATATTTAAAAGTGGCTTCTGCCATAATATAATTTATATCAGTTTCTTTAGCGTCAAATTCGACTGGAGTCAACGAGACTGGGAACATATCTTGGAAGGTTACTTTAGCTACTTCATTGAAACTGCTGTTGTAGATAATAAGAGTTCCATCTGAAAACTGATTTAGTAATCCATCTTCAGTCAAGTCCAAATGTTCTTGTACAGACTCTGGGTAACCCAATCCTCTCATCCAGTTATGAATCTCTAGATAATTTTCTAGGTTCTCGTCAATCATGAACTGAATGCTGAAATCTCTGTACTCTAGTTTGTCACCAGGTACAGGAATGTTTTTCAGGTATGTTGATTGAATCGCAACACCTAGATCAATACCAGGAATTCCAGTTGAGTTCGAGAAGAAGTCTACCTTTGGAGCTTTTTGGAGATTGAACTTAAATCCGACAGGGGAAAGAAAGTTCCTATTCTGTATTTGTTTTTCCCAAACAGAAGACTTGGGTTGTTTTCTAACTGCCATGATTGTTCAGAATCTCCATTAGTATTTAGCTTTATATCAACAATCATTAAATACACTACCAACTTCAGAACCGATTTCAGAACCCATCTTCTGACCTAAGAGTAGTGCCCATCCAGATGCCAACCATCCAACATAAGGAAT